CAAATGGTAAATTAGAAACAAGAGAATTTTATTTATGAATCAAAGAAATACAAAAGGTCAAAAGCATGGCTTATGGGAAGATTATCATGATAATGGTAAATTATCGTGGAAGGGAACATATTTAAATGATAAAAGACATGGGTTCTGGGAAGATTATTATCCAGATGGTCAATTAAGAGATAAAGAATTTCATTTATAATTTGTTTATTTAAAAAAAAGTTCATATATTTGCATTCTAAATAATTTATAAAATAATATGACATATTTTCAAGTTGGTGATAAAGTTAAACGTATTCAAGGTACTTGGGGAGAAATGACCATTGGTGATATTGGAACTATAATTGAAATAAGCCCTTTTTTTGGTTTACGATTAAAGGAATATCCTTTAACTCATGGTGTTGATAATTTCGAATTAATAAAAAATAATATGATAGATTTTAAAATAAAAGGTACAAAACTACCTACAATACCTGTTGACACTGAATATAGAGAATATAGAGTCTCAGCATGGGAATCATATTCCGAAGGTTCATTTTTAAATTATGAAAAAATGAACTTTATTAGCTATGGTTATAGAGAATTTAACGGTGATATTTATATTCTCGCAGAATCATTCGATTATGTTTATGATCTGTTCTACATGTTTAAAGAATCTGATTTGCATAAATTAATCAAAAATAAATTAAGTGGTTATACCTTATCAAAAGTAACATATAAAGTACCCGCAGAAAATATAATGCTAGTACCATTTAGTAATGACTCTCTTTTTATACCCATTTCTTCTAGCATATTTATCGAAAGATTAAAAGAAGCAGGAGTCTTGAACCATTGGTTCCAACCAGTTTATGAATATCAAGAATCATTTATCACCGACAGAAAAGGTAGAAAAGCAAAAGTACTAAAAGATGGATTAATTATAAACGGTGAAAAAATATTTCTATCTGATTTGGAAAGGATTAAAGATTCCTCATCCATAATGATAGGATCATGGGTAGTCAAACTTACTTCAGGTACTTTTACAATCGGATGTTGGGAAGATATTACACTCGATGATATTAATAAAGCAATTATATATATTAAATCTTTATAATTAAAAAATATGAATGAATTATTTGTACCTTACGAATTAGCATTAGAACTCAAAGAATTAGGTTTTGATGAACTTTGTTTAGCCTTTTATGATGGTAAACAAAATAATCAAGTTTATTATAATAATTTAAGAAATGGATCAGGTGATTATGAACCATTTAAAAATACAGAAAGACTTACTTGGTTTGGAGCACCATTATATTCTCAAGTTTTTAAATGGTTGTATCAAAAATTAGATATTGAAAATGGTACAATGCCTTTAGATACTGAATCTCAACAGTTATTATTAAAAGAATTAATAGACAAAGTGTCATCTAAACACTTGTTGGTGTAGTTTTTGTACTGTATGTAGTATGAAAACATACATATACATACTTAGACATCCTGAAACTTTTGAAGTGAAGTATGTTGGCAAAACTAATAATATAAAAAGAAGATTTGCTCAACATAAAAGTAAAAAGTGTTTGGAAAAAACAGGAAGTAAAAAATTAGCTTCTTGGATACTTAAATTATTGTCAAATGATTTACTTCCTATAATGGAAATTATAGAAGAGTGTAATGATAATTGGGCAGAAAGAGAAAAATATTGGATTTCTTATTACTCTAACACTAACTTATGTAATTTATCAGAGGGTGGTGAAGGAGTAGGTCACAATGATTCTACTAAAAATAAAATTAAAAATTCTTTACTTGGTAGAAAAAGAAGTGATGAAGAAAAACAAGCAATATCTAAAGCAATGACAGGTGTAAAAAGAGGTAAATATACTAATACAGAAGGTCATAAAAAAAGATATGAAAATCCAGAAGAAAGAAAAAAGTGTGGTACAAAACTTAGAAAAAAAGTAGGACAATATGATTTAGAAAACAATTTAATACAAGAGTTTGAGTCTTTAAGAGAAGCATCAAGACAACTTAATATAGATTGTGGTTCTATCTCTAAATGTTGTAGAGGTATAAGATATGAATCTCTTAATGGATTTATATTTAAGTATCATTAAAACCTACAAAAAAGCAGAATTAGAATGTGTTAAAAAATTAATTGAAATTGTTAAAAATAAATAATGTTTGGACTATTTAAGTATTTAGAAAAAAGAGAAAAAAGAGAATCTCTTAAAAAGTTATTAAAAGATTTGAAAATAAAATTAGAAGCAACATTATTATGTTATTCTGAAAGTGATAAAACTGATCCTGATAATATTAATTTTTATTTTTGTGAAGTAAATAATATAAAATCACAAATAAAAGATATCGAACAAAAATTAATTGAATTATGATTTATCTAGAATTATTAAAAGATCTACCAGTAACAACACAAGGTTTTATAAAGACCGGCACCATTAAAACAGAAGAAGAATGGTGCAATATAATCGGAAGAGAACCTGGAAGTATTGTTTGGGAAAACAAACTAACCGGGTCAGATAATAAGTGGTGGAAAATTGTAGAAAATAAAAATAAGTTATGATAACAGCAGAACATTGGGTTAACCAGCAATTCAGTAAACAGATTATATCAGAAGATATCTATGCTTCTAAACAAGGTATCATTGAGGTTATGGTAATATTTGCTCAACTCCATGTTGAAGCAGCATTAAAAGAAGCTAGTAAGAAAGCTAGATTCAAAGAAGTAAAAATACCTTATGAAGGTGTTAGAGCTGGTGGGTTTTATATAGAAAAGATAATAGATGAAGAATCTATACTAAATTCTTATAATATAAATGAAATGAAATAATATGAAAAATTTATTCTTAATACCAACAAATAAACCAAGTAGGTTTTATTCTATAGATGGTAAACACAAATTAGTTAATAGTACAATGGCTATGGATTGGTATATATCATCTGTAGGATATAAACCACATGACATCTATATCACTAATGATGAAGAAATTAAAGAAGGAGATTGGATTATATCAGACCAAAGTTTATTAAGTCCTCTATATGACGCAATAGGCAAAGTAGAAATTATAAGTTTGGAAACTAAAAAAATAATTCAATCAGATAATAGTTGGTATTGGACAGATTTAGATTGTAAAAAAATCATTCTAACAACAGACCCTCAACTAATCAAAGATGGTGTACAAGAGATTGATGATGAGTTTTTAGAATGGTTTGTGCAGAACAGTAGTTGTGAGGAAGTTGAAACTCATATAGTAAAATTATGTACTAGTTGCGGACAACAATATTGTGATAATAGAGATTGTAGAGGTTATGACGATGAACCAAAATACTTAATTTCTTATCCTAAAAATATTGTAAAACAAGTTGTAACATATTGTGAAGGTTATGAAATATCAAGAGAGAAAATCATCATCTCAAAAGAAGAACCTAAACCACATTCATTTTGTGAAACGCCAGAAGAAAAATGCACAATGAATTATTGTGATGAAAATGGTTGTATGAATAGAAAGAGAGTTTTAATAGAACCAATTGAACTTAAACAAGAAAAAACTTTTGAAGATGTATTAGATGAAAGTTTAGCTAAAGTAAAAGATAGTTATACTAAAGAAGAAGTTAAAGTTTTAATTCAAAAAGCTTTAGCTGAATTTCAAAATAAACCACATTCTTGGATAGAATACTCTAATTGGATTAAACAAAATATTTAATATAAAATGATAAATTATATAAGACAATTATTTTGTATACATGAATTTGTTTATGAAGAACAATATTGTAACCACTCAGATGATCTAGGCGGCTCAAGACGAGGACTAAAAGTAAATAGAACTTGTAATAAATGTGGTTGGTTTAAAAGATACTGGAAATTTTAAATTAAAAAGATAATGTTAATAAACTGGGAAGAACTATTTAAACAAGAAAATAATGTATTCCATTGCGAAACAGAAGAAATTGCAAATAAATTATTAATAATTGCGCATAATCTGGATTATAAATGGACTATTGGTGATGAATTTATCTCATTTAACGCTTGGGAATTTCACAAAAAAGATACTTGTTATAATATAAAATATGGACTATACTCTTCCATTGAATATTGGAGTTCAAATGGATTTGATATAATAAATGTAAATGAATTATTAGTAAAAAGAAAACCTTTTAAATTAAATAGAAAATAATTTTTATTATCTAAATTTATTCCCCTATCTTTGTAAAAAAATAAATAATTATGGGACTTTTTACAAGAAAAAAGAAATCAGAAAGTGAAATTCAACAAGAAAAGTTGGAAAAAGAGAAAGAATTAAATGATGAACTTAATTCATTAAATGAGAAGTATGGTCATTATATAGATAAACTTCATCTCGCATCAAATGATATTATGATTTTTAAAGGATTTAAAATTAAAGATGGTGAAATTCATATTTATTTAATTACACCAGATACATTAGATGGGTTTCAAAATCATACGGAATATTTTTGGTTTCAAATTAAATATAGTAAAAATCCTGAACAAACAAGAGTGGATTATTTAATGTTTGAAAAAAAACTTAACCAATTAGGTTATGAAATTAAAAAAATGGGGTAAAAGGATTGTGTGATGGGTATAGCCAGGTTAGGACAAACTAAATGACTATTATCATGTAACACTTTGAGGAGGGTTCGATTCCCCCTACCTCACAATAAAATATTAAAAAATGAAAATAGTTTACTTACAAACATTAATTGGTGTCGCATTTATTATTGCAACAATCGAAGGGTTATTGGATTTTCTAACAATGGGTTATTATGAAAGATTTAACCTAACCGGAAAATTATGTGATAAAATTAACCCACCTAAAAACAAATAAATTGATGACAAACAAAGAACATTTTAAAGAATATTATAAGGATAAATTCCCTGAATTGGATACAGATAGGATAATTTCAATTTTTGAAAATAAACTTTCATCAATCGAAATCAAATCAAACAATGAAGAATTAAGATTACCATTAAGTTGTGATCTTAATAAAGCAATGATTTTATCTGTGATAAATGAATATATCAACCCAACTAAATTATGATGTGGTCAGAAGATGCTGAAAGTATAGATACAGCAATCGAGGTATTGTTATCAATATATTTAGTAAGTACAATTCTATCTTTTTTAATAGTGTACATTTATCACAAATATAATCCTTGTTGTATCAAAAGAATAATTAAAAATATCTTTAACAAAATTAAAAATAAATAAAATATGGGATGGAAATGTCCAGAATGTGGAACCACAAATACCAGTTCATCAACATACGCCGACTCGTGTAATGATTGTGATTATAGTTTCGGTTACTTCAAAAGAGTTATAAAAAATATTTTTAATAAATTAATCAAATAAAAAATTATGCCATCAGTTTATCAATCAGGTGATTTTGTTGATGTAGATGTTTATGAGTTCCTATCAAGTTGTGATAAAAGTGATATAGTTGATGTTATCGATTATCTAAAAGATAATGGTGATATCAATGAAGAAGATTTAATTGAAGAAATTGACACACCCAGATCTTATACCAGTCAAAAGTTTGAAGAAGCTCTTCTCAAACTCAGAGGACATAGTTATTCATTATCAACAGAAGAAGAAGAATTTATCATTAACCTAGCAAAAAAAATTTCATAATGAAATATAGAATAAAAACTTATATCGATCATAACGGTGAAACCTTCTATGTTCCACAAAAAAAAGAAGTATGGTATTATTTAGGTTGGTATGAATCTTTTCTTCATTACAGAACAGAA